CCCCCCGCCGCAATCAGCGCCGCCGCCTCGCGTCCCTTTTCCACATCGGTCAGGATCCGGCCCTTGACCCACAGACCCTTGGCATCCTCGCGGACCTCGTCCCAGACGCCGATCGGTTGCGCCGGATCGTGCTGCCACAGCATCTTGACGTGACGCCCCTCCGCCCGAAGCCGGTCCAGCGATCTGGCATAGGCCCCGGCCATCACCACGTCACCCCCCTGATCGGTTATCCCGAAGACCGAGGCATAGCCCTCGATCAGCGTCCCCTCGCGCACCGCAATCCCGGCACCCAACTGGCTGAACTTCGTCTCCAGCCCGAAAACTGTCTCATCCATGCCCAAGCCTCCTATTTCGGCGAAAACTGCAAGATCGACTGCACGGCCTGGCTCAGGATCACGCCGACAACCCCGAAGATCGTCATCCACATGCGCTTTTCAACGCCGCCGATCAGCGCCTCGATCCGCTCCAGCCGCCGCTCGACCGCGGTGAACTGCACCTCCATGATCTTTTCGGTGGCCTCGAAACGATGTTCGTGGGCACAGTCGAACGGCTCTTTCAGATAGCGCGATCCCGCGCCGCCGACGGCCATCTCAACCCTCGACCGGCAGGCGCGGCAGGCCCAGGATGAACCGCTTTTCGGCGTCGGTCAGAAAAGCCGCCTCGCCCACCCGCTTCCATTGCTGATCGCGCTCGACCGCCAGCGCCGGCACCTGATCCAGATCGGGGCGCAGTTCGACCTGCTCGCCCAGATGCGTTGACAGCCAATAGCTGACCGCCGCCGTCACCCGCGTTGCCAAGGGCAAGACGGTCAGGCGGTAAAAGGCGCGGTTGGCCTCCTGATAATTGGCATAGGTCGCATCCCCGGACACCCCCAGCAGCATCGGCGGCACCCCGAAAGCGACCGCAATTTCACGCGCTGCGGCCTCCTTGGTTTTCTGGAACTCCATGTCACTGGGGCTGAACCCCATGGGTTTCCAGTCAAGCCCGCCCTCCAGCAACATCGGCCGCCCGGCATTGCGCGCGCCCTGATGGTGCATCTCCATCTCGCTGACCAGCCGGTCATACTGATCGGGCGACAATTGCCCCGCCCCGTCCAGACCCTTGTAGATGATCGCCCCGCTCGGCCGCGCCGCATTGTCCAGCAGCGACTTTGACCAGGCACTGGCCGAGTTGTGGACATCGACCGCCACCGCCGCCGCCTGCATCGGCGACAACCCATAATGATCGTCCTGCGGGTGAAAGCTCTTGATGTGACAGATCGGATCGACCGGCCCCGTCATGTCAAACACATGCTTGCGGCCGCCTACCGCGTATTCATAGCCGACGGGCCAGCCATCGCCCCCCGGAATGATGCTCATGCGGTCAGACCGCAGCACATGCAACTCGACCGGCAGACCCGCATCGCCCACCGCCTCCAGATAGCCATTGCCGCTTAACAGAAGCTGTCCGTAAAGCGCCTCGAACAGCTCTGCCCGTCCCTGACCCGGATTGGGGCGACGGATCAGCTCCAGCAGCGGATGCAGATCATACCGGCGATCATTGTCCTGCAAGATCAACGGCAGGGCCGCGGCCGCCTCGGCAATCAGCTTGACGGCGCGAAAGCCGACAGGGTTGCCGGCAAAGCCGGTTTTCGTCAGGCTGACCGCGTCGCGCGGGCTCCAGACGACGCGGCCCGAGGCTCCCCAGGCGACAACCCGCCCGGTGGCCGATGCCTTGGCTTCGGGCGCACTCTCGCCCCGCCGGAAAATATTCCAACCCATCCCGTTCTCCATCAGCCTGAAAGACCCGCGCGAATGTCCTGATTTCGCCCCGGCCCGAATATCCAGTCACAGGACAGCCCGGCTGCACGATGCCCGCCCGCCGTCCCCCGCCCCCAAATCCCTCAGGGGGTTTTGACAAGGGTTTTCATGAAAACTTTCCGGTCACCCGCTACAGACCGCGCACCTGTGGCACACCATGGGCGCCCCGTGCATCCAGCATCAGGTCGGTCAGCGCCCAGACCAGCGCATCGACCCGGTCCGGACTGCCCTTGCCCTGATAGCCCGACCGCGCCATCCGGCACATCTGGTCCTCCAGCTCGCCCAAACCCCGCAAGTGGGCAATCCGCCCCTGTTCATACAGCGCCGCAACCGGCTCTGCCCGCGCCGCCTTGCCTTGCGATGCCGAAACCTTGGTGACCGGCAGGAACGGATCAACCGACCGGATCAGGCTTTCAACCAGCGCGCCGCCTTGGTTGACCTCGGCCACCACGCGCATCGCCCCGTGCCGGTGATAGGCCGCGACCACCGCCTCGGCCCATTTTTGCGGCGATCCGCCCTTGACGCTGGCATCCTCCAGCACCCAGGCCCGCCAGTCGCGGGGCGGACCCTCGGTCAAGGCGCCGACAACGACGATGCCGCATTCATCCGCCCCTTCGCGCCCGGACACCGAGGGATCGACACCGACAACGATCCGGCTCATCCGGGCGGGCGCGTCAACCCGTGCGACCTCAATCGTGGCGGTCGTCCACAGCGCACCATCGACATCCTCCAGCAACACACCGTCCAACTCCTGCCGCCCCAGCCGCGTGCCCTGATAGCGCGCCTTGACCTCCTCCAGGAACGAGGCTGCCAGATAGGCCTTGTTGGCCTCGGTCGGCGCATGTGTCACCACGGTCGAGGGGTTTTTCAGGATCGCCTTCAGGACGCCCACGTTCTTTGGCGTCGTCGTCACCACCTGCCGCGGATGGGCGCCAAGGCGCAACGCAAACTGCAACATGTCCCAGCTTTCCTCGGCCTTCTTCCATTTGGCCAACTCGTCAATCCAGGCCGCATCGAACTGCGGCCCACGCAGACTTTCGGGCTCATGCGCCGAAAAGACCTGCGCCACCGCACCATTTGGCCAGATCAGCCGCTTGCGCCCGGCTTCCCATTGCGGGCGGCGGTCGGGCGGCGAACAAGCAAGGATCCCGCTTTCCCCGAACACCATCACCTCGCGCACCTGATCGACCGTCTCGCCGACCAGCGCCACCCGCCGCGCCGCGCCGCTGTCCAGCGGGCGTGCGCCCTCGACCTGCGCACGCACCCACTCGGCCCCGGCCCGGGTCTTGCCCGCGCCGCGCCCACCCATGATGACCCAGTTTTTCCAGGCGCCGTCGGGGGCCATCTGGTGGGGCATGGCCCAGAACTCGAACAACCAGGGCAGCGCCAGCAGCGCCTCAGGGCTGAGCGACCCCAGAAACGCTTCAATCGTTTCCGGCGTCGCGCAGGCAAGCCAGGCGGCGGCCGATTTCAGCGCGTGCGGCGTCGAAATCGAGCGCGTGGTCGTAAGCTGCTCCTGCGTCCCGCTTGCCAAGTTCTGCAATTTTCATCCTCTCTTCAAGGACCAACCGAAGGGTGCTGCGCATCTCTTTGACCGAGTGCGTCGCGCCCTTCGGGTCCCATTCACCCGCTTTAAGCTTTCTAAGGACCTGAAAGATCTCGTCCGCCAGATCCTGATAAAGCCCCTCTGTTGCCGAAATCAGCGATTTCGGATCTGGCTCATCAGCCGTAAACCTCACTGTCATTCAGTCCTGCGCCCGCCCCAAATGCCCAAGCTGCGTGCCCGACCTTGCGATCGACATGAAAAAACGGCGTCCGGGTCACCCCGCCGCCGCTCGCCCACTTCTTCTATCATGTCCGAAGGTATAGACTGCGGCGCGCGCCGAGTCAAATAAAATCGTTATCCATCAAAGGCTTGCAGATCGCGCCTGTAAGGTTTCATTAACCCCTCGGTCGCTCAGCCGCCGCTGCCGCCCTGCTGCGCCTCAAGTGCGCGCCATTTCGCGACATTCTTGTTATGCTCGACCAGCGTCTCGGCAAAGACATGGCCGCCGGTGCCATCCGCCACAAAGAACAAATCGTTTGTGGTGGCGGGATGCAGCGCTGCCTCGATCGCCTCGCGGCCCGGATTGGCGATCGGCCCCGGCGGCAGACCCTCATGCACATAGGTATTGTATGGGGTGTTAGAGCGCAGCTCGCTTTGCCGCAGACCCCGCCCCAGAACCCCCTGCCCCTTGGTCAGCCCATAGATCACGCTCGGGTCGGTCTGCAACTTCATCCCCTGCGCCAGACGGTTCAGGAACACGCTGGCCACATGGGCACGCTCGGCAGCAATGCCGGTTTCCTTTTCCACAAGCGACGCCATGACCAGCGCCTCCTCCGGGGTCTTGTAGGGCAGACCCTCGGCGCGTCCCCCCCACAATGTCTGAAGCGTTTCGGTCTGATTGGCCGTCATCTGCGCGATCAGGTCACCGCGCGCCATGCCGCGCGTCACCTCATACTGCTGCGGCGACAACGTTCCCTCGGCGGGCGTTTCCTTGACCTCACCTGACATAAAATCCGCCCGCGACAGGGCGTCCATGATCTGCCAGCTTGTCGCACCCTCGGCCACGGTGACCACCAGCCGCGTGTCAGCTTCCTTGTTCAGCCTTGCATAGTCTGCCGGTGCCGGGTCAGCCGCCGGATTGAACTTGGCCAGCTCGACGAACGCATTGCTGGCGGGGTCCATCTCGCTGACCACGATATCGGTGCCGGTAACCCCGATCCGATAGTTGATTTCCGCACCGCAGGTCGATTTGCCGGTGCCGGTCAGCTCATCGACGATCCCCACCATCGACGCCCCCGCCCCCACCAGATAGGAACCCGCCTTCAGCGCCCCGGTCTTGCCCGAATAGTCGGCCCCCACCTTGAAGATATAGGGGTGGCTGATCGCGCCCCGGCCTGCCAGATCGTCCGCCACGTCACGAAACCGGGCACCCTTGGCAACCTTAAGGCAGATCGCCTCGGTCAATGGCCCCGGCGCCACATATTGCTGCTTTGCCCAGCCGACGACAGCCGCCGTCAGCACCAGCAGCAGGATCCCGAGCGTCAGAAAGTTAGAGACGACATGCCGCCACATCAGCCCTTGACCTTGCCCAGCACCAGTGAGGCATTGGTGCCCCCGAACCCGAATGAGTTGGACAGCGCGATATCAATCCGGCGCTTGACCGCCTTGTTTGCCGCCAGATCCAGCTTGGGCGCCACCGCCGGATTGTCCAGATTGATGGTCGGCGGCGCCACCTGATCGCGGATCGCCAGCACGCAGAATATCGCCTCGACCGCGCCCGCCGCCCCCAACAGATGCCCGATGGCGGATTTGGTTGACGACATGGTGGCCTTGGCCGCCGCATCGCCCAAAAGCCGCTCGACCGCGCCCAGTTCAATCGTGTCGGCCATGGTCGAGGTTCCATGCGCGTTGATGTAATCGACCTGAGACGGCCCGATCCCCGCCCGTTTCAGCGCCATCTGCATCGAGCGATATCCCCCTTCGCCATCCTCGG